CATCACCGTCTTTTCCGCTTCCAGCATTGTTTGGAAGACCACCAAAAACAGTGTAGTCGTGATTACCACTTTGATTTTCACCTAATTCAATACAAAATACATTAGTTGTGGCGTTCCAAAGTATTTGTACTTTCATTCCAATGCACTGCCACCATATTTTTTCTATAACAACACCTGTGCAAGCTTGTCCACGAGAATTTGTAGCTAAACTACTTACATCAACTTTAACAACCGCAGATTCACCAGAGCCGTCAGAAATATTAGTAAATTTTTGAACTACTTTTTTGTCACCATCTATAAGTGTCTGAGTCGCTACAGCATCAGCCATTTATTTCTCCTTTATAAAAACGGTAGGGGTTTCCCCCTACCTTAATTAGAACCCTTTATTACTGGTCTGCAAACGCAGGCGCAGTTGCACCTGTAACAGTTCCGAAGATTTGATAGTTTGTAGAATCTTTACCAATAATTGTAACATCAAACCCAGCAGGAACATTTAATTGAATACTGCTATTTGAGTTACCATCAGAAAATACTGCACTCACTTCATTATCAGTATCTAAGAATGTTACTCCACCAACATAAAAATTAGTATTCCCCGGAGTTACAATTATCGCATCTGTCGCGTCAGCCGCGCCGCCTGCATAAACAAACCTAAAACTAGACCCAGCAATCGGTGCTGGTAATGTATAGGTATTATCTTGACCTCCATCTGGAACAAGTAAAACTCTTCCACTGTGGGTAGCGTTGGTTAGGGTCACGTTACCATCTGAAAGGCTTACAGGGCCATCACCAAGCGTAGTAACCTCTGTAATTGTTCCAGTAGTAGAATTTTTGCTTATAGTTTTAAGTGTGCTTTCAGAACGAATTGGGCCTGAAAAAGTTGTATTAGCCATGTTAATCTCCTTATCTTGGCAAATGTCACCTACATTATGTAGATGTTAAGGGTTAGAACAAAATGTTCTTTTTAAAGATACACCATACCCTTTTAAAAATAAAGGGGTATGATAGTTGATTTATTTATTCACTTTTTTCTTTTATAATTACTCCAAGAATTACACATGCAACTCCTAGCATAACTACTTCAGTGATAGATATTATAACTCCTACACCAACAAGACCTGCGCCTACTGCGGCGTAACTAGATGGTTCTGAGAGTCTTCCTGAAATCCAATTAATCATAATTATCTCCTTTTCTTATATTGAAAACATAAAGATTAATAAGTCAAATGTAAATGACATTAAAAAAGGCGACCGAAGCCGCCTTTTCTATTTTTATTTCAAAAGCAATTAAGCTCCCGGTGATCCATATACGCAACGTGGGTCACTAAATCCGAAAGAATAACGCTCACGGGCTTTAAACCGCATGTTACCTGTATCGAAATCAGCTTCCATGTTAGTACGCATTGGAGAACGCTCAAAATGCTTAAATCCATTAGGAGCGTCTGTTTTTAGGAAGAACGCATCAGGATCTGTCAAGAAGTGATTGACTGTATATCCTTCAGAAACCATTCCCATGTTTTTAACTGCATTAACATCGTTATCCGCAGTTCCGGGTCGTAGTGCGCTTTCCAACAAACGATCAGCAATAAATTGTAATGCTGGTGGAATGATTAATTTCATACCACGAAGAGCAACAACCATGTTTCTCTCATCTACGAATCCTGAAACATCAATTAAAGCATTTTCTAACGAAGTTTCGTTAAGATCTGCCGCAGTTGATGGTTCGTTTGCAAACGTACCGCCTCCATTTAAGGGATGCACGAGAGAGCAAAGCTCAACTCCATCACCACCAGTAAATGAAGAATTAAAAGCATTGTTTAGAACAGCCGCCGCTTTAACCTGCTTAGTGTGCGCCATAGATCGGGCTAATGCCTTAGTATAACGTGCGCCAAGTCGGTCATAGAGGTTGTCCTCAATTGCTTCTTCAGTAAGAGCGAAAGCCAAAGCAACGGTTTCGTGTGAATAACGAGCAGTATATGCTTCGTTAGCCGAGTCGAAACCAACTCCTGCGCCTTCAGTCTTTGTTGGTGCGCTTCCAAAACCAGCCAACATTACCTCTTCTTCAAAGGCTCTGTCTGATGATTCTGTATCAAAGATTTCTGCATGTTCGTTGTCATAACGATCATACTCCATTCCGAACAAGGCGTTCAGACCGGGTTCTAGTTCTGCAACTAGTTGTGAACGTGAAATAGCCATAATTTAATCTCCTTATGCTAACCCGGCGCCTTTAAGCCCGAATATATGGTTTTCAATTACAACTTTGACATTAACATTTGCCGTTGCTACATCGCTATTGTCAGGGTCTTGAGAAATATCAATTGCCTTTAACGGTAAGCTTGTTCCTGTCGCACCAGTAGTTACGTCTAACTCAGAACCTGAAATACCGCTTTGTGTACTTCCTGCTGTAGTATAAACTATATCAAAGTTACCGAATAGATCTGTTATTGGGAAAACATCGTCTGCTTGAATTTCAAAAATAACCATAGGGTCATCAATGATAAATGCAATAATGTCAGAAGCGTTTGTACTTGCTGGATAATAAGGACTGAAAGTTACTTTTCCAGTAGTAGGATCAGTATATTCGCAACCGTTAAATACACCAACAATAGGTACAGTTCCGCCGTCAGCATGTATTTCTACAGTACCTCCAGTAACTTGTGCTACCATATCACCTTGGAAAATTGATGTTCCATAATTAGCGGCGATTCGATAGCGATTTTGGCCTCCATTGAACTGAGTTCCCCCAATTCTTCCAATAGGACGTAGACCAAAAGGGGCATCTTGATTTGCCATTTTTACTCTCCTTTAGAGTTTTCTGGGCTTCGACCTCTTGAGCCAAAGCTTACAGATGATTGACGTTGAGGAGCCATTTTGGGCATGTTTGGATTGTTTTCACGCATCCAATCATTGTCCACGGCATCCATTTGATTCTTTGAAGCATTAAGATAATGCTCATTCCGCTGATCTGCCATTTCAATAGGGATACGAGCTAAAACTAATCCGCCTACGCCTATAACGCCTGCGTTCCGTCCCTCATCTACTGTTGGCCCAAAATAATCAGGATGATCTTCAGCGCGAACGAGTTCCCATCCTTCCTGCCGTTTCTTATGAACGTTTGTTTTGTCATCGTACTCTAATACAGACTCACGAATCCACCTATGTTTATAGCCTATTGGGGGCTCTGGAGCATTTAAAGCAGAACCGGGTCGCCACTGTTGAGGTCTTTCTTGTACCTCCCGCGTTGTTGTATCGCGTGAAACTCTATCTGCCATTTTAATCTCTCCTATTTTCCAGTTTAACAACTTCAGACGCATATTTATCCAGAGGTATTCGCATCCTATTAGCAAAAGCCACCTGACCTTTAGTAAGTTCTACTGATTGTTTCCGTCCTTTTTTAGTAGGCCGTCCGTTTCCAGACGTTGGAGTGACAACTTGGACGTTTGATTTCTCACTCTTAAATTTATGAGGCATCTCTGCTCTCATTCTTTTATCAATTTCTTGATAGTATGATTTTGATATTGGATCAATATTTTCACTAACAAGATCTGAATGTATTTGAGTTGCAACCGCAGTCATAACCTTATCGGTTCCATACCATTCATTTTCTTCTCTCCAATTACCTAATAGTCTTACATTTTCAGCTTCTCTTACTGGATCAACTCTAGGTTGTGGATTTTGAGCTTGCGCTTGTGCTTGTTGTCTTTGAGCTTCCATTTGCTCTGCTTCTCTTGCAGATCTAGCTTTTTGAACTCTAAGACGTTCTTTTTCTACTGCTATTGCAGATATTGCTGACTGAGCATCGGCAACTTTTGGATTGTCTCCTGCATCTAAAGCTTCTGCTAAAGCTCTTTTTGCATCATTTTCTTGAGAACTTACACGACCTTCATACTCAGATAGATAACCTTTATCTAAACGAGCTAGCTTTTGTCTAAGAGCTTCATTTTCTTCTTCTTTTTGCCTTGCATAATTTACAGCGGCATCCGCTTCTTCAGCGGCTAACTTTTGTTTTGCAGTGAGTTTGTTAATTCTTTTCTTAACACTCTCACTATAACTAGCTAACTCATCTTCTTTTGGTTCTGCTTTTACTTTCTCTGGCTCTTCTCGAACAATTGTTCGACTTTCACTAGAGTCATCAGAATCTTCAGATTGAAGATCTATTTCTACAGACGTTGTTTCGTCTTCGTTAGAAACATTATCTTCAACAATTTCTTCTTTAATATTTTCAGCCATAGACATTTTTCCTGTTCTCCTTTGCTTTATACATATGAAATATCTTCTGGGTCAAGGATAGTTGCAATAATATTGTCGTCATTTATAAGACGAACCTCTAAACCTTCCACTTTAAACCTGTTTCCAGCATATCTTCCTATCAATACCCATTTCTTTTCAGACGCCCAAGCACCACTTGGGAATTTCTGGGTGTCTTTGTAAGCATCTGGCCCCAGCTTAACAACGTAAGCCGCAACAGTTGCAAAGGATTCACGTTCTCGAACAGAGTCTGGAACGATAACTCCTCCTTTAGTTTTGGCACTGGGATAATATGGAATAATAAGAACTCTATATCCTGTTGGTTGAGGCAATCTTTCAAGAACAGAACTATCTAAATTAGATGGATTTTCTTCATTTTTAGTTTTTTCTGGTTCTTTAGAGGCGCCACTACCAAAAGCAGTTTTTATTGACTTTGGCATTTGAGGTTCCTTTTTCTTTGCTAAATTTCTTGCAACACGTTCAGGAACTATTAATTTTCTATTCATCTTCTAACATTACACCTTTCATCGCGGTTTTAATTTCTTCTTCAATGTAAGTCATTCCGCGTAGTTGACCTGCAATATACCGATACTCCTCAAACGAGTCGATTGATCCATCCGCTAACGTGTCTTTAACACGATCCACACGCTCACGAATGTTTTTTAATAAATATTCTGCTAAAGTTATTGCGTCCATGTTTTAGGACAATATACAATGACAAAGGAAAGGCAAGTACAATTACCATAAAAAATTATAAAATACTTGTTGCCTCGCGGCTAAGTTATTATTTCTTTTTAACTACTTTTTTAGCTTTTGGTTTAGCTTTAGCTTTTGGTTTAGCCTTTGGCTTTGCCTTAACTTCTGATTTTGGCTTTTCAACCCAAGCTTCGTTTTCTGGTGTCTCAGGATTATCTTTTACAAAATGACCTTCTTCAGTTCTTGCTCTAACTCTTACTGTTTCAACAACTTCGACAATATTTTTTTTAGCCGCCCTTATTTGTTGAACAATTTTATCTCTTACAGAACCCATTATAATCTCCTTTTAATTTGCTTTCTGTCTTGCATTAAGAGATGCTATATCTCTTTGAGTTTGAATACGATCTTCAGCTATTCTAGTTTTATCTCTCAAAGCTTCTTGAGAAACTGCAACACGCTGTTGATCTATCATATTGTCATTAATTTCTTTTTCTCTATCAAACTCTTGTCTTGCTACAAATTCAGAACCTTTACGCTGTAAATCAGCCGCCTTTATATCTAATTCTTTGTTTCTAATCTCTACAAGAGGATCAGTTTCTGGCGGAGTTTCCATAGATTGAGATAACTGCTCGACAGTATCTGCTATTATTTGAGCCGCAATTTTATCTACTTGTGGCTGTATTTGTTGCATCATTGCCTGCATTTCTTGAGGATTTTGTTGAACTTCAGGAGGTATGCTCTGCATAATTTGTTGTTGTGCCTGTTCTTCAGACATCAAACCAATATGTTCTTGGACATGACCCTGTAATGCCATAATAGCATTTGGATTCATTTCTACCGCTGGAGTAGACATAATTGCTAGGTGAGTCTCTATGTGAGCCTGATGGTCTTGACCTGCAAACGCCTGTAAAGGAACACCTAATAAAGAGTTTTGGTTCTCCTTAGCCGCATTAACGGGTTGAGGTTGTGGCGGCATAGGTAATATAGAATCAATGTTACTTACACCTAAAGCCTCGTACATTTTACGATACGCTTGGTATAAACCTTGAGGCCCACCATGTATGTCTGGATTAGACTGCACCAACTGTAGTTGTGTTTGCGCTAGTGCAATCCTTTGAGACATAGAGAATATGTTTGGATCACTCGTTGGAAGAACATCTACCCTGCCATCAAAATCCTGTGATTTAACTTCAGGGCCAACTTCAGTTGAAACAATATAAGGATATGGTTCCATACTTTTTGCAAAAACTTCAGCTAATAACTTAAACTCTATCTTTTGAGAATAATGTAGCCTTTTATGGATGGCTGACATGACTTTTGTACCACGTTCCATAATTGCCATAGTTGTTCCAACAGGTGTATCACCACCCATTTCACCTACTTTTAGGTCTGCCATAGACGCAAACCTACGCCCTGCGTCCACAAGATTACCTAAAAGGTTATACAAAGTACCTGATGGCTCTTTAAATGGTAATGGCATAAGCGCACCACGCAAATCACCGCTAACTACGTCTATATCCCTAAATTCTCCGGGCTGTAACGGCTCATCATCATTTCTAATTCTAGCACCACGCGCTTTAAATCCAGCAGGAAGATTTGCTAAAGTTCCCGCATCTATAAGTTGACGTAAGATAGATGTAGATGCTTGAGCAAGACCACCAATCATATGAGTCAATCCTAGACCGTAAAAACCAAGACCCGGAAGAAACTTATAATGAACAAAGAAATGCTTTTGCTTCTTCATTGCATCTTGCTGTTCATAGTTGCGTCTAATAGATAATACTTCGCTCGTATCTTCTAATATTGTAACAATATAAGGCAACTTCAAGCCAGTAGGCTCACCGTCCATGCCCATATCCTCAAAGCCTTCTAGGTCTAAATTTAAATGCACTTCATATAAAGTTAGCTCACTAGAATCATTGCTTGGATGAACACCCTGCACATCATTGATTGATTCCTGCACTTCTGAATACTCATCTGATTCATAACCAGAAGACGGTAAATCTACATCATCACTGTAAAAACCTGCTAATTGAAGCTTTCTAACTTCATTAGAGTTCATTGTTATTCTATGCGTAATTCTAGGAGAAGATGCTAAATCTGAAACTCCATAAGGAACAATTAAATCCTCTGCATGAACAAAATCAGAAACGGCTCTGTTCTTTAGTGGATTAAAATAAATCTTTTTAAACGTAGATCCAATAATAGGTAAGTAAAACAACATTTGATCTAGTTCTGGATCGTACTCTTCCATCTTACAGGTAATCATGTAGTTCATATAATCTTGAACTCTCTCAGCCTGCTTAGTAAGAGCCTCAGTCTCCTCACCAAACACCTGCACCCTTACTGGACCTTGTGCTGGCAATAGCTCTCTATATGCCTGTGCTTGGAACTGAGTGACAGACTCAGCTAATAAAGGATGAACAATACCAGAAGAACCCTCAAAAGGCTCAGAGCGCTTCTCATCCTTCATTCCAAGAAATTCTATACCCTTTTTGTAAGTGTCTTCCCAATCTTTCCTAGAAGATAAGTCATCATCAATCGAACCTATTAAATCAGATGCTATTGTACCTAACTCTCCAGAATCCATTGCATCTGCTAAATTACCATCAAAAGGCAGTTCTACTCTAACAGTTTCTTCTTCAAATTCGCCAACAATAGCAGAACCATCACTCATTTCTACAATTTCAGGGCCAATTTGCGTTTGCTC